AGTAAGGCCGTATTGTTGTATTACCAACTCTTAGGCCGAAGAGGTATAAAATGAAAGAACCAAAGAGCAAGTTTTCTACGATGGAAACCAGCGCTGCCCGCGGAGCACGAAACGCTTCTGCTGAAGGCACTTCTGGCAAGCTTGTTAAGAAGAAGGGCGCTCAAGCTGGCGACCCTTATGCACAAGCAAAACCTTCACGTAAGAATGTAAAAGCAGCTGGCGTACGTGCGTATGGTATTAGAACATCAATGCCTACCTACAAAGACCCTTCTGCAGGAATGACACAAGCTAACGGCAGAGTATTCACTGCTGCGCTAAATCGTCAAGCCCCTAACTTTTCGTCAGGTGCATCAGACGCTTTAGCAAACTAACAACTTAATAGCGAAATAGGACCGCAGCCCAACGGCTCGGTCCTATTTGCATTTTCTCGTTTTGCAACGCCAATAATTGTCAAAGTGTGTTAGGCTAATGACACTCGTGTAGTTAAGCATGAGTAGGAGAGGCCTATGTTATCTGAAAAGATATTGAATATAGCTAAAGAAGGCGCTATAAACGGCTGTGTTGTAAAGGTGTGGTTGCTTACTCAACCAAAAGAATTACAAGAAGCATTTGAGTCGTTAATGAAAAGTCCAAATGCAAACCTTTCCGTAGCCTATAGATACATATCTGAAGAAAATAGCAATTTACCATTTAAAAGAACTTCTTTTGTAACCCATATTAGAGGGAGATGCACTTGTCCGACGAGCTAATAGAAAAATTAACTAATCTTTTAGAACCTAAAGTACCTGATACAGCGTGGTTGTGGCCGCCTATTCAACAGGCTTCCCCTACAGTTATAAAACCAGCTGTATACAAAAATAAAAAATCTGACAAAGGTCCATACAAACTAGTTATGTTTGTTCCAGACCCTCAAATTGGGTATAGAAAGTACGAAGACGGAACCTTAGACCCATTCCATGATGAAGCAGCGATTGATGTTCATTTCCAATTACTTGCGTATTTAGAAGCAAAATATGGCGTAGATGAAATCATTCATTTAGGTGATTATTTAGATTTACCGACTATGGGAAAATACGCACAAGAAGAGATGTTTGCACACACAGTACAACCAGCTATAGATTACGGGCATCAATTATTGGCTAAACAAAGAGCGACTTGCCCAAATGCAAAAATTGTTTTAATTGAAGGCAACCATGATTGTCGTATGAATAAGTTTATTACTATGAATGCTATGGCAGCTAAAGGCATTAAACGAGCTATGCCAAAGCCAGATTCTTGGCCTGTTATGTCTATTCCATATTTACTCAGATTAGATGAATTAAGGGTCGATTATATTGGCGCATACCCAGCAGGTGAATACTGGTTAAATAAGAGCCTAAGAGCTATCCACGGAACCAGCGTTCGTTCTGGAGGCTCAACAGCCAGTGCTTATGTAAATAAGAACCCTCATATTTCTACAATTTTTGGACACGCACACAGACAGGAGATGCAATATAAAACTGTACATGACCAAGACGGTCCCATCAGAAGCGTTTCAGCAAGTCCAGGGTGCCTATGTCGTGTTGACGGAGCAGTCCCTTCTTATGGCAGTGGCCTTAGTGAGCAAGGCCGTCCAGTAAAACATTGGGAAGATTGGCAACAAGGAGTCATGATTGGCTGGATTAGGGAAGACGGCCATTTTATATTGCAGCCAATTAACATTTTAGATGGTTGGACGGTTCACGAAGGAAAAGAGTTTACCGCTAAGTAAGGTTCTGATAGGCGTATTATGTATGTATGCCAGGTACCCATCAGAATATACAGAGTCTCGGAGCTTCGGGACTCTATGGAACTTACACTAATTACGGTGGCGGCGGTGTTCCTGTTGCTCGTTCTGAGCTCGACTATTTACGTATGGGTGTGGGTCGAGAACCTTCCGCAGAGTATCCAAATGGGTACCTAGGCACCATACGTTCACGACGTGATGACAGAGGTCTTGCTAACGGAACTTCTGACCGCGTATTAGACAAGATGAAACAACGTGTAGGACAACGTTCCTATCAACGTGGTGTGCATCGCGGAGAACGTATTGACCCATCAGATTATTATTATCCTTCTGGTTTAGACAGAGACCGCGGAATTAAAAGACAAATGGCTGCTGCTCGTCGTGGAGACCTTGTACCTAGAAACGCACCAGTATCTAAGTTAGCACCTGCACCTCATTTAGTAAATGACGGTAAGGCAAACACAAAACACAATGCTCCTTACGAAGTAAACCAACGACGCGTTGACCAAATTTCTAGACTAAAGCCTGGGTGGAATTAATGCCAAACACACCCGATGGGGTTTACGGAGAAAGACCATGGTCTACTAACAGACCTTGGATAGCCGCTGGTAAAGCTGCGTATCCTCCGCAAGCTTATATTGGTCCATTTGCTAGTAACCAAGAAAGACTAGTAAGTCAGTCTTTAGAGGTAGCCAATATGACTGGGGAAGAAATTCAAGAATACGTTCGTCCACCCCTACCTCAGGTAGAGCTGTTTCCACCTAGATTTGGGTATAAGAACACGGAATACAGTATTGAGGATATCGTTGAGCTTACTAGCAGGACTTACGAAAGAACTGACTATGCTCAGCAGCCAAACACTACTGAGTCCACCAGTCGAAACACCCTAGGACAGGTATAAAATAGTATTATGGAAAATACAATTACGTATTTAGATGACCAAGGTGAAGGCATGCCCTACGTGCTTGACCCGGTAACCGGTAAAAGCTTATCTGTTTACAATGGGTCAGTTCCATGCGGAAGTTGCGGGTCATTATTAAACCCAGTTCAATCTTTATCATCCACCCTATGTCAACCATGTGGCCGTAAGAAAGCAGCTAAATCAGTTGCTAACAGAATGGCTTAAGAAAGGTAAACATGACAGTCAATAACTCACGTTCACAGAACGCAGACATGTTGGAAGGCGCAACAGACGGTAAGTACCGCAAGCGTCGTCCAAACACAACTGTAGCCCCAGGTATGGGCGACCAGATTGTTGTTCAAAACCGTGCAGGTCTAAACCCTTACATGAATTATGATTTTATTAATTCAGAGGCTCCTAACAAAGTAAACCCAGGAGCTTAGTATGGCAAAGCCAGCCCGCGCTAATCAAAGAAATGCTGGAGAGCATATTCTTAATAGAAAACCGTTTAAAGCATCTAACTTTTCAGGCGGTAGTTCTTCTACGGGGCTTGGTCGTTTGCCAGAAGATGAAGCAGCAAAGTTTAAAGAGCACAACCCTGAGTACGTAGTTAACTCGTACCAGACTCCAATTGCTTGGTATTCTGAGAAAGCTGGATGGCACGTACCAAGTACTAAATACAGTTCGTCTACATCTAGGCATCAAAGCGTAGTTCGTCGTGCAGTCGAATTTGGCGAAGGTAAGGATGGAGCAACAAAGTGATTCCAAGTAAGAGTCAATTTAATTCTAGCAAAGAAGGTTTAGCTGCTCTAGGAAGAGCCGTTTCTGCAGCAAAAGAAACCAACGAAGCTGCAAAGAACGACCCATGGGTAAACACTGGCAAAGATGTAGCAAATGATTACCGTGACCCAATGCCATCAGTAAAGAAAGTTAAAGCAAAATAATGAAACCAGTATCTGCACAATTTAAAAGAATTCAACTACCTACTCAAAGCGAACAAGAAGTACGCGCTGTGGTGTCTAAAGGAAATAAAGTTGCAAACGCAAAACGAGAAGCTTCCGATAGCGTATTTGAACAAGATTTAAGAGCAATTGCAAAAGAAGAAAAAGGCTCTAAAGTAGAAAATAATTTAAGAGCTAAACAAGCTGCAGACTATAAATTTATGCCTAACTTAAGTGAACGTGAGCATGGAGAGCTGCAAAAAACTCAAAATCGTTTTGAAAGAAGCACTGGTTCAGAAAAAGAAGCGCATCGCAAAACTATTGGAAAAGCTATTCAAAAAGGGGTAGTTGATAGTCGACGTGTAACTAGACTAGCTTGTCAAACCCCAGGCTGCGGTAGTTCTGTATCAATGGAGTCAACAAAGGGAGACGTAACCTGCCCTTCTTGCACAGCTTCTGGAGACAAAGCTGGTGCAACTTACAAAGACCGTCCAAAAACAGTTGTGACTGGGGACCGTTCTGACGTGGGTACTCGTCGTGCCAGCGCCTAAAAAACTACAAAACATTCCAAACAGACCTGAGTTTGAGGGTCGAGATGTGTACAAGCATACTGTTGGGGATGACAAAGCAGCAACAGCAGCTAAGTTAGATAAACTTGGTGAGACTAATCCAAACGATTTAAGAATACACGCTGGTGGGTATTACTCAGTTTTAAAGAAATCTAAAAAGAATACGAAATAAATAGCCTTATCTGATAGGCTACACGTTCTACGATTAGGAGCATCAAATGGTTTTAGACCTGTCTACTTTAAATGACGGTGGAGCTGAGCAAGAACCCCATTTTAGGTTATTAGTTTGTCGTACCTGTAAGACCATTGATGAGCTGCCTTCAGCAGACCAAGACCCAAGTAACGTGCTTTTAGAAATAACAGTAGAGCGTCACGGTGCAGACCATATAGGAGTTTTGTACAACGTACCAGCTGTTATCTGGATGTCTGAAAAGATGAGACCACAGGTTATTGAACAGATACAAGGTGGGGGCTCGTCTGGACTAGACGCGTTTGGAACTCAATTTTACGCAACTAAGATGCAGTTTGCAGAAGACGCTATGGCTTGTTACGGACAACATAACAGGCCTAAGGGTCAGTGCCCTGATTACAAATCAGAGAAGAAAATATTAAAACCAGGAACTGCTAAAGACAGAGCAGATGCTGGGTTGTCTTCGACTCCAACAGGCCCTAAGATATATCTGTGTGATTTTTGTCCAGTTAAATCGTTTAATATGACCAAGCACCATGAGTCGAAAGGACTATACAAGTGACAGAAGAACAAGAAGTAGAAACACCTACTACCGATACTCAAGAAGTAATTCAACGTTCTGGAGTTACTGCGTTTTTATTAATTAAGCTAGACAGCGGAGTGTGGAAAGCCGTAACTGACTTGGCTACCCCCTTGGCTGTAGACCGTCAGGCTGTAGTTACAGACATTAAGCAAGGCTGTCAAGAGATTGGGGATGCGATACGCACTCAAGAGCTGGCATGGGCTGTTTCCCAACATTTGAAGCAAACTGGAAGTGAGGATAGCCAGCGCGTAGGGGCCTCAATGCGAGATGCTTTGGATAGACGTCAAAGTTAAAATCTTGTAAACTGTAACGACAGGGGGTTCGCCATGTTCGTAGAGATGATTTGCACTTGTGGTGCATCAATGCAAATGGAACAAAACGAAAATGAAACTGCGTTATGGTTGTTGTCTTCAAGGTTTGTTGAAGCGCACACTGATTGCGGATTTGTTTCTGGAATAAATAAAGATAGACCAGAAGAAACAACTAAATATAATATAAACTTTAAACCGAGAGCTAAACGTTATCACCTTGATGACCCAGACGAAGACGAGGACGATTAAACATGCTAGAACCTGCGGAGACCTCGTTTTTTAGCAGGCCTTCTGCGGGGTTAGACCCTAGATTGTTTAGAAATGGGAAAGTAATCCCCAAGGTTAGAAACTCTATCCTTCAAATACTATTTAACCATGTTAATTCCCGTTTTACGGGTTCTGAGTCGTGGATGCACGTATGGTTGGCAGGGTCTGGTGTTTCCTATCAGTGGGCCGCTCACAGAGAACCTGCAGACCTAGACTGCCTTGTTGGAGTGGACTTCATAGGATTCCGTCAGTCTAACGAAGACTACGCTAGATTTAGCAACAAAGAGATTTCCCAAATGTTTAACGAGGGTTTTAGGGAAGAGATTTATCCAGAAACCGCAAATTTCATGGGAGTCTTTGAGTTAACTTTTTATGTAAACATTCAACCAAATATTTTAGATTTAAAGCCATACGCCGCTTATTCGTTAACTGACGACGCATGGGTTGTTACCCCAAATACAGAGGAAATTGTAGTAGACCCTTCTTGGGAACAAAAAACGCAACGAGACAAAGACATGGCAATTGAAATCCTAAAGCGATATGGTTCTGCTATGTCTAAATTAGAACAATCTTCTAATGAGTCTGCTAGAGTAAACGCCTCGAGAGAAAGAGAAAACGCGTTGACTCAAGCTGTTGGTCTTTATGAAGATATACATTCTGGAAGAAAACACGCATTTAGTGAATCTGGAAAAGGCTACGGTGATTGGTTTAATTACCGTTGGCAGTCTGGTAAACGGTCTGGTATTGTTCAAGGCTTACAGAAGCTAAAAGAATTAAAAGAATCGGATTTTAAAACTTTTTCTGAAAAGACATACGGCTCAGAGTTAGCAGACGCTAGCGTTCTTATTCGTAGGGCAGCTTCACAACGTATTAACCGCAGTTAAACGAAAAAGAATTCGGAGCATAAACGGTGTCAATTATATTTTTTATCGACGGTGTTTTACGAACCGATACAAAAGTACCAATCTTTGAAGGTATTTCTGTTTACAGAGCCTTAAACAACGGAACCAAAGTTGTATTGGGCGTAGATGATGAAAAAGAAGCATCAAGATGGTGCAAAGAACACAGGTTTACAGATTTAGATGGTTTCATAGACAATACTGGTTTAGAAAGCGTAGAACCAGATAGAAAAGATTTTGCAAAAGTTCAAAAACTTCAAGCTCAAGGCCCTATATTTTTAGTAATTACCGCTGACTTAGAGTTGGCTAAGTTGTGCATTGAAAACGGGATTAGAGTGTTCCTGTTTTTACATCCTAAGTACTTAAGTCACAAATTTAGACCAGACGGACGTGAGGGACGACGTAGTTGGGAAGACATCCAAGGCGAACTAGATAGACAAGTTCAGCTTATTGCTGAGGACCCACGTATATGAACATAGTCTATTTGGGTGCTGAGGTGCCTAGCAATAGAACTATCCTGACTGCAGCTGGAGCTAGCTGCATGGGAGTCAGCTTCTGGGGCCTTCAAAGACGTGGTATGCCTAAAACCATAAAATACGAGCTAAAAAATTATTTTCCAGACAACGTCAGGCTTTTTTTAAATGCTGGAATACCATTTAAACGAGAGTTTACTCAGTCTGAGTTAGCTGACTTTGCAGCTGATTACGAAGCGTTCGTAGCTGAGAACTTAGACAGGATTGAGGGGTTTACCGAGGTAGACCACCCACAGCTTACCCAGTTGTTCATAGACGAACAGCGGGTTACCAGTTGGTCTGATGTGCCAGAAGAAAAGTTTTGGCCTGTATGGCATGGCGAGGATTTAGAAAGCCTAGCAGTTCGGTATTTAAATGTAGCCTTGCCTGGAAATTTAATTGAAAACGAAACCAGTTTGTCAGCAAAGACTAGGCGACTTAACCAGATACATGGAACCACTTTCCATGCTTTGGCTAGCGCCAAGCCAGATAACCTGCGACAAGTGCCTGTAGAGACTGCTAGCACCCTTTCTTGGCTATCCCCTATGATGCGAGGCGAAACGATTGTTTGGGATGGAACAAAACTGCTTCGTTATCCTAAGCGTATGAAAGAACAGTCACGGCCTAGATACAAGTCCATATACGAGCGGGCTGGGCTAGATTTCGATAAGATACTGGCAGACGACGCAGTAGAAGTATCAAAGCTTGCTGTTTGGTCTTACCAACAATACGAGGATTGGCATCGTCGATTAGGAGAGAACGTAGTAACTATGAGTGATGAACTAGTACCCCAACAAAATGCGGAAACACCCCCTGCTGAAGTTACTCCGAGGGGGGTCGGCATGCGGAAACTTGAACAACGTAAACCAGAGGAAATGGGTGTTTTACCCGTGCTTGGAGTAGAGGTTCAGAGAGTATTAGAACCCGACGATGACGGCAATATGGTCATTAAAGATGTCACCACATTACGTTCCAATAGCACTAGTTTACGGGTATGCGATACATGTTTTGTTGCCGCTAATTGTCCTGCCTTTAAACCACAAAACACCTGTGCGTTCAACCTACCAGTAGAGGTTAAAACCAAGGAACAGTTGAAGTCTTTGATTAACGCTTTACTTGAAATGCAGGGCCAAAGAGTGGCTTTCGCTAAGTTTAGCGAAGATTTGAACGGCGGATACCCCGACCCAAACGTCGGACAAGAGATGGACAGATTCTTTAAAATGTTAAAAACTATTAAGGATTTGGACGACTCACGAGAGTTTATTAGGATGACGGTAGAGCGTCAAGGAGCTGGTGGAGTACTATCTGCTATCTTCGGAGACAGGGCTCAAACCCTTCGAGAATTACCAAATGATGGACTAAACGAAAACAAAACTAACGAGATTATTAAGCAAATTACGGACACAGACAAGGAGAACTCGTAGTAACTATGAACGACCAAAACAACATGGAACAGGGTAGTCCTAAAAACATACTAGATGAGGCAACTAGATTAGTTACTGGAGATAGAAATAATGCGTACGACCACCCCCTAGATAACTTCACTAGGATTGCAAAGATATGGTCAGCGATATTAGGGTACGAAGTAACCTACAGACAAGTAGCACTTTGTATGGACGGCGTTAAACTTGCTAGAGAGTCGTACAAGTCTAAGCAAGATAATCGTATTGATGGAGCTGGCTATTGGCTAGCCCTAGATATGGCTATAAACGAAGAAGAACGAAGAAGCACAACCAACTGAACCAGTTTTAGTTTTATCAAAAAGGTAGACTAAGACACTCCCCCTAACTCACACACAGGGGTTTTGTATTTACAACACACATACGAGAATAGGAATTGATATGGCACTTTCTTTTAAACTAGCAAACGAGTTCGTAGACGGATACCGAGCAAAGCCAGTACCTTGGGGTTATAAAGATGCGGCAGGTAACTCGGTAGGAGAGGTAACTTTCCTTCGAACTTATTCTAGATTAAAAGAAGATGGAACCAAAGAGACTTGGGTTGATGTATGCGAGCGCATAGTCAACGGTATGTATTCCCTACAGAAAGACCACTGTAAGTCTAGCCGACTTCCTTGGAATGATTCAAAGGCACAAGCCTCTGCCAAAGAAGCCTTTGACCGATTGTTTAATTTTAAGTGGACACCCCCAGGCCGAGGTTTGTGGATGATGGGCACACCAGTAGTTAACGAACAAAAGAACAGTGCAGCTTTGCAGAACTGTGCGTTTGTATCCACTAGCGAGATGACTAAGCTGAACCCAGCAAAACCATTTGCATTTTTAATGGAAGCCAGCATGCTAGGTGTTGGAGTGGGATTCGATAGCAAAGGTGCAGACAAAGAGTTTGCTATTTACAAGCCACTACCCTCAGATGCCGAGACAGTGATTGCGGATACCAGAGAGGGTTGGGTAGATTCAGTAAGCCAATTACTAAATTCATATTTGAAACCTGAACAACCAATGCCTAAATTCGATTATTCGCAAATTAGACTGGCTGGAGAACCAATTAAAACATTCGGAGGCACAGCTGCTGGGCCGGGGCCGCTGAAGAGACTTCACGAGTCTATTAATAAATTGTTTAATAATCGGGAAGGAAATACTTTAACCCGAATTGATATTGCTGATATAGGAAATTTAATAGGGGTTTGCGTTGTATCAGGCAACGTACGCCGCTCAGCTGAGCTCTTGCTTGGTAAGGTTGACGACGAGGACTTCTTGAATCTTAAGAACGCTGAGGTATTTCCAGAGCGTAACTCATACGACCCTAAGAATCCAGGCTGGGCTTGGATGTCTAACAACTCTGTAGAGGTTGGCGTTGGTGACGATTTGTCTAAAATTGTTGACGGTATTAGATTAAACGGAGAGCCTGGAGTTATTTGGATGGACGTAACTCGCAAGTATGGCCGTCTCATTGACCCGCCTAACAATAAAGACTGGCGAGCCGCTGGTTACAATCCTTGTGCTGAACAATCTTTAGAGTCTTTTGAGTGTTGCACCCTTGTTGAAACCTATTTGAATAGACATGACAGTCTTGATGATTTCAAGAGAACTCTTAAGTTTGCTTATCTATACGCCAAGACTGTTACGCTTCTTCCAACGCATTGGGAAGAAACTAACGCAATCATGCAACGTAACCGACGTATCGGAACTTCTATCTCTGGTATTGCTAACTTTGCTGACAGAAAAGGTGTGCCTGTTCTTCGTGAATGGATGGACACAGGCTATTCAGTTATTCAAGGGTATGACAAGCTTTACTCAGAGTGGCTTGGTATCCGTGAATCAATTAAGATGACAACGGTAAAGCCTTCGGGAACTGTGTCAATCTTGGCTGGAGAATCTCCAGGGGTTCATTGGACTCCAGGCGGTCAATACTTCTTAAGAGCAATCAGGTTTAGTAACGAAGACCCTATGCTTCCCCTATTCACTATGGCTAACTATACTGTTGAGCCAGCAAGTGAATCACCAACCACTACTTCTGTCGTGTTCTTTCCAGTTGAGTCTATGGCTAAACGGTCTGAAAAAGATGTAACTATCTTTGAGAAGATGTCGTTGGCTTCTATGGCTCAACGCCATTGGAGCGATAACTCAGTTTCAGTTACAGTTTCGTTCAATCAAGAGACTGAAGGGGAGCATGTAGGAACTGTGCTGCACATGTTTGATGGTCAGCTGAAGACAGTCTCCTTCCTTCCTATGGGAAATACTATTTACCCACAAATGCCCTACACTCAAATAACAAAACAGGATTATGAGGAGTATGTATTTAAGTTAATGCCAATTGATTTTGC